ATCTCGATAAATCAATTCTCTTTGAGCTGGAGTATAGACATAAGTACCTTTTATAAAATCAATTAAACATGAAACAGTAGTATTATCAACAGAGTATGTAAACTCTGGAATCTTTATTTGATTAAAATTTGCCTTCTTTAATTGATTTAATTTGTTAACATAAATATTCTTTAATTTATCATTCTTACACTCAACTTTTTTACACAAAGTAAAAGTTATGTCAGCCTCAAAACTATCTGTACTAGCGTCATCTCGAATAGAAGTTTGATAATTCAAGCAATTCTCATTATGTAACAAAGAGCATACCAAGGAGGAAGATTTGCTGTGTTGCTTGCCGCAGTAGCACCTGATGGAGCTTGTACTGCTCCATTGTGATTATGACCACCACCACTAACAATTGAAATACCTGTGTAATTTCCTGCTGTGTTCTGCGCTGAAGAGGTAATAGGCGCACTCCTATTTGTAGCATCACCACCTTTGGATGCAGTATTGCTCCAGTGTGTATAAGAGTGAAGGTGACCTGGATCGTTTACACCATGACCATGCGCCCCATCTGAGGAAATATCATGCGTGTGCGTAACAACCACTGCTTGCGCACTACCACCAGGAGTACAGTTAGGAGAAAGATTTGGATAGGTGCTATCTCCAGTACTGTTAGTTGCACCAATAACGAATCTATTAACTAAGTTAGGCGTTCCATTCGATCCATTACATAACGCCCACCCACTGCCTGTTCCTCCTGAAGAGGTTGAACCAATTAAATTTGCAGCTCCACTCCAAATAATAATTCCACCAACAGGAATAATTCCACCACCACTACCTGAAACATTTAAGTTTCCAACTGTCAGAGTATTTGTAGAAGGATTGTATTTAAAATCTCCATCACTCTTAATCCTTTGATTACCAGTTTGAGAATCAGTAAAATTAACATAATGTTCAGCATTACCTGAACTATCAGAAGCAATATCTACGTTTAGACAGTTTGTAGCTGAACCTGAAATCTGTCCTGAAAGCGTTCCAGTGACAGTTAAATTTCCTGTAACCCTAGCGTTACCTGTGACATCAAACTTGTAAGAAGTAGGTATAACATTAATTCCTAATCCTGTTCCATTTAATGTTGCCCAACGACCAGTCGTATTGATACTGGTACTATCATCCCCAGATGGAGTGATATTACCTTGTGTCGCTACTTGACTACTAAACGTATGTTCATCAGCAAAGTAATAAGCTCTATCTCCGTCAGCTTTTAAATTAAAAGAACCTTCATCATTTTCTATTCTAAAAGTAGTTTCATTAGTAGTATCGTTATTTTTTAAATGTAAATGAGTTAAAGGATTATCAATATTAATTCCAACTTTATTACCCTTAATAGTTACTCTTCTTGCATTATTCGTTTTAAAAGTTAATTGATCATCTGCTGGAGAATACATACCTCCATCTGTGTCATTGCTACCAAATCCATAACCATGAGATCCAGCAGTTACTCCACCTGCAACTTTAATTCCACCATCAACATCTAGTTTGCAAGAAGCTGTACCTGAACCAAGTTTTAATCCTGTGTCATTTAAAGCTGCTCGATGCGAACCACCCGTAGCAAATCCAAGCCTGTTAGAAACAGGTAAATACACGCCGTTAGAAGGAACGGTGCTTCCATCAGGAATAAAGGCTGCTCCAGAAACGGTGCTAGAAGCATCTACCGTTCCAGTGATTGTTATATTTCCACCGAACCCAGCCGTCCCAGTTGTTGTTAATGCTGGGAAAGAATAAGTAGTAGTTAAATCACCCCAGGTATTTCCACTGGCATCATATTTCTTCCATATATTTGCACTGCTATCCCATTTAATTGCACCGTTAGGAGCATTAGTAATCGTTCCTGTAGAAAATTGAACAGCAACATCGTCATCCCTAGCTTTTACCTCTGCTAAGAAATTTGTATATGTACTTGTGAGTTGAGGATTGCTCCAGTTAGCCATTAGTTACCTCTTGCCGTCCAACTGAAATCCCCACTGACTCTACTCCCATCCTTATCGTATAACAACACTTTAAACGATGTAGGGTTAGGAGTATCCGTGAAATCATAAATTGCAATTACAGGATCATTACTTCCAGATATTTTCTTAGGAGTCACTGTAATCGAAACCACATCAACAAAATATGTTCCTCCTCCTACTGAAGAGCTGAAATTGACTGTTGTTCCACCACTATCGCTTGCAGATGCCGTTCCACTACCTGAATCTGTTTTTTGTTTAGTTTCTAATCTCATATTAAAAGCAGTTATTTTCAACAGGTCATCATTTCCTGCGCTTGCAAAGTCATAACGAAACTTGACATATCTAAAACTTGTTCCAAATGCGCTATGAGAACTATTAGAACTTGTTGTAGTTGTACCTGCATAATCTGTATAACTTGAATTATTTGAGCTGATAGAGATTTTCGGAGTAATAGAAGTTGAACCATCAGCAATTTGCGTTGCTGTAAGAGTTGAAACTATTTTCGTTCCTGCCAATGTTGTTCCATAATCAAGAATCTCTTGATAGAAACCAGAAGTTGCAGAAGGTAATCCATAAAGTTTATCTGCTCCATAAGAGTTCCAATTTGGATATTGAGGAGAACTAACTGATCCAGTACCAACAAAATGTTCTTGATATGTCCTTGACGTATCTACGTTAACGAATAAAACTCCCTGATCGGCAAAAGCATTTGAACTTGTTACTGTCGTAGGGATTGATGGTTGACTAACAAAAGTACTATTAATATTTTTTCTTAAAATATAATCAGGAGGTTGGTTAACCGTTGCGCTAACTTGTTCAGGAGTACCTACGTTATTGGCTGAATCAATTGCAGCAATCCAATAAGTGAACGTCCCAGAAATAGTCTCAAATACAGTTGTAAATAGTCCTTGTTTTGTTCCAATGGTGCTTCCACTTGCGTAGCTAGATCCTTTCTTGATGTTGTAATAAAGAATAGGAAGGATAGATTCAGCAGCAGACCAGTTAAGCAACACGTTGTTATCAATAACTTCTTGAGAAAACGATCCAACAGCAGCAGGAGGAGTAACAGTTGCATCTATAGATCTTTCTGTTCCATAATTTCCATTAATATCTTTTGCTACAACCCAAAAATATTGAGTCCCATTCCAATCAACCTGTGTTGTCGCAGATAAACTTTTTATTGTTGAAATAACAGTTGCACTACTAAAAGTAGTTCCCCTTCTAATTTCGTATTCTTCAATATTTAAACTACCTTTTACACCTGTTGAATCCCAAGTCAGTTCTAATTCACTTTTAAGAAGAGCGTTTCCTGTCTTCCCTTTGAAAGTAGCATCAAGACTTGCAACCGCATTTGGCATTGTGAATGAAAGGTCATAGTATTCTTCATTGCCTGTATTCCCTTGAGCATCAATTGATCGAATCCAAAATCTTCTAGCTGTATTCCAAGTCACTACAAACGAAAAAGTTGTTCCTTGTATTTGTTTATTGCCAATTGCATCTCCAAAAGAAGTAACAGAAAGCGGACTATGAGCTACCTGGTAAGCAACAGTCGGAGTACCACCATGTCTTTCACTCCAATTAAGTTCAGCAGATGTTCCACTGTCATAATTTGCAGTTAAAACATAATTAGATGCTTTCGTATTTTGGAGCGTTACACTATTTGCTACGCTAACATTCCCTGCTATATCAACAGATCTTACATAAAAAGTTTGCGCTCCAGTCCAGTCAACTTCTCTTGTATAAACAGTCGTATCTAATTCTTCAAGGACTGTTGCAAATGTAGGACTTTTAGAAACTTGATAATAATCAATAGCGTATCTTGCTGTTGTAGAAACTTTTGACCAACTAATAACAACATTATTTCCTTCAATTGTTGCAAAAGCAGTAGGAGTTATAGGAGCAAGAATCGCTATTGAAACAGAAGCAGCATTTAAGCTATACCTATCTTCACTGTCATAAGCTTTGACATAATAAGATCGTGAACCTGGAGGAGTGTAACCAAGCTTATAACTATTAGCTGTAACTCTTGCTATTAAATTCTCACTTGCAACAGGAGAAACAAAATTATAATAATCGTTATTATCTAATCCCCATTCAGCATCTGTTGTCCTTATTTCATATCCAACAACATCTAAATCATCAAAGAAAGGATAGTTAGCAACTAACTTATCCCAATGAAGAATAAATCCAAGTCTTGAATCTAATGTATAGGCAAAGTTAGTAACATCGCTTGGAACTCGTGTTTTACCAGCAGCGTTAACACTTCCAGTTAAAGCAGTTGTAGATGGTATTCCTGCTGCATTTAAACTGAATATTTTTACTTCGTATGTACCAGAAGTAATATCTAAAATTTCATCATCTGGCCCTTGCTGTCTATGTACTTTCCACGTTCCATTATCTTTTCTGGTTCTTACCTCATATTCATTAACACCTAAAACAGCATCCCAAGAGAATACAATTTTAGCTTTGATTTCATTTCCTTTTATATATAGCTGTTGGAATATTCTTAGGTTGACAGGTGCAGCAGGAATCTCATTTAAGTTACTAAAATCTCTTACCGTTAAAGCAATCCCTGATTCAACATTTGCATATTTTGAACTGTTATAAGAAAGAGCATTAATAGCGTAAACATTGCCATCTTCTTCCGTAACAGAAATCACTCTCCATTGGGTCGTTTCTATGTTCTGAGCTGATGTTCCTCCTGTGGTTTCTAATATCCAAAGTCCATTAACATTAGGTGCATCTGTAAAATCAGTTTCAACAGTAATAATTGAACCACTAATATTACTAACTGGTCTGGACTCAACTGCTCCATTAGATCGAACAATATGCAGTGTTCTTGTATAACCAACTGAACTGCCTTGAGGAAGATCAGTATCTACTCCATTTGTTCCATCTACCGTAATATCAGAAACTGTTGCAGCTTTAATCCTTCCTCCTCTTCTAAAGCCACTTTTAACAGGATCAGCAATATCTATAACTTGACCTGGCCTACAAATAACTCCTGAATCAATACTGGTTGCAAACGTGACGGTTTCAGTCTCTTGAGCTTCCGAGTAGAGCATCCATTTCCCGACCCGATGCGCTTGACCCCTGCTGGTACAAGCAAAAGCTTCTACGTTCTTAACGATTTTCCCGTACTTGTTTTCTGCCACAGTATCTACAACTTCTTCATACGCATAATTTCTAAGGTTCATATCAAAGTATTTCACTACAACCGTTGTTGATCTTGTCTTTTGACTACTGCCTTGATAAACAAAGCCTTCTGGAGTTACGTTTGCAAGAGTAAATAAACAAGAACTAGAAGCAACTGGCTTATCCTGAGAAAGAGCCAAACTCCCTGCGCTCCAGTAACTCATTGCTCTGAAAACAGAAGTCATTGAGTTGATTAAATTAAAAGCTTCAGATCTGTTTCTTATACAAACATTGCATGAAAATCTAGCTTCTTGTCCTGAACCTCCAAATCCATCTGAAACTAATTCATTTGCATATTTTGAAGCAGCATAAAAATCAAATTTACTAAGTTGACTTTCACTAATATGATCTCCAAGACCGTAACGACCAGATGTCAATAAATCGTAAAGTGCAAAGGCAGGACAACTATTCCAAGTAGCTTCTGAAAACGTACCATTCCAAGCAGTACCGTCATAAATCAAACGTCCAGTTGCGCTGTCAACAGTACAATTATTAGGTATTTTTGTTTTAATTCCTCGGACAATATAAGATCTCTGAGGAATACTGCTAAATTGTTCTGCGTTAACACGAAGAGCAACTAAAGCAGAATTAGGATAAGTATTATTGGTGTAAGTTATAACAACATAACTATCAAACCAAGTTGAATTTTGGAGCTTGGCATCTCCTGAGTTGTCTGTTGTTCTTACAACCCTTATTTCTACTCCAGTATTGAAGCTGCTAGGTAAAGTTAGTAAATAGGATTTTTTATATTGATCACCTGTTCTTCCTGTTACTGTGTCTGATATTTTATCAACAAAGCCACCTCCATCTGTTTGCATCTGTATCTTGAAAGATACTGACGTTCCAACAATATCTCCATCATCTTCTATTTGTTGAAGGGCTGGAATTCTAATAAGAACTCTAACTGCATCATGCGAATCAGAAGTTGATACTGTTCTTGTTACACCTATATTTGGGTCGCCCTTTGTTACCTCAGTGTTAACAGAAACAGTATTAGAAGCTTCATCAAATCCATTTATTTTACTTTGAGGATCATGGCCTTCTCTTGCTTCTACAGTTACACCTTCAAAGTTATATGTTCCATCAGAATTTTGTAATGGGGTGTTATCTAAATAAATAGATTTATGCCCATCTTTTAATCCTTCAATTGGCCCTTCAGATATTAAATCTAAAACTTTCGCATAACTTTTACTTTCTAAAGAGTCAGGAGCTGTTGTTGGAGTCTTATTACCTCCTCTATCTCCTTTACCTCCACCGCCACCAGAACCAATAATTTGAGTCATACTTCCACCTGGTTGACATCAACGGAACTTGATATGGTCGTAGACCCTGTTAGAACCTCTCCATAGCATACAGGGACTGGAGTGCCAGGTCTTGCAGAATTGACAATCCCACTAAAATAAAACGAATTTTGTACGTCTTCTTCAAATTCTGGAGTCTTAGGAGTTGGAGTTAATAAGTCAGAAACCCCACCTAAAACCAGTGCAGCTCCTAAGTAAACAGCAGCTTTAGCCCAAATACCAGTAAAAGCAATACCTGTAACAGCTCCTGCATTAGCCATCGGAATTGTAGCGTAAGTAAGACTTGCACCACCAGTAGCAAAAGCTAATCCAACTAACGCTGCACCTGCTATTACTTTTCCCCATCCTCCTCCAGCCCCAGCAACGCAAGGAATAATTTTTATATCATCTGATCCTGCTGGGTAATGCAATTCTTTTGCATGTAAATCTATTGCAGCAACTTGAACCCTGTAATATTGATCGTACATGTGCTTTTCTAGTTCAGGCCAATTAACAATCAAAAACTGAACAGCTTCTGCTGCACTAGAAACATCTGCTTTCAAAACTCTTTTGCCTAGAAACTTGGCTAAAGGCCCATACAGTTTAATTTTTCTAAGCATTGCGTAAAGTTATTCTCCTACCTATACATTTTATCAACCATTCGTTAAGAAGATCACGACTGCTCAATCTTCCTTGTAAATGATGGAGTAGTTCTTGCTCCCCTACATAAACCCCTATGTGGTTTAATCCCTTCCCTCTGATATTCATCAATAAACAATCTCCTTCTTCTAATGGTTCATCTTGTTCCATTTCTCTAAATCCTGTTTCTTTCCAACACCTATCAAACATTGGATTCAATCTGAAATCCTCTGGATTAACAGGTCTATCCCAATCTCTTAAATCAAAACCTCTTTCTCTTTGATAATCTCTTACTAAAGTCCAACAATCAGTAACGCCCCAAACCCACGGTCTTCCTAGTAATCCTGCTTTGTATCCAGACGGTTCAAAATAATGCCATTGTTCTGTCTTCGGATTGACAATATGCCAAGGTAATTTACTGGCTTCACACGAAATAAGATCTGCCTGACTAGGGGTTGGTGGAGTTTGAGGATGAGAATGAACAACCGCTAAAATTTCTCCAGCATCTTCAGCTTTTGCATAATCTGTCGGATCAAGAATAAATTGATCGTATCGACTATCCGCTAAATTTTTACAAGGCCAATAATGTTCTTTCCCTTTTAGTACAACCAATAAACCACAAGCTTCTATTGGATCAGCTTCTTTAGCTGCTGCTAACGCATCAAGTTTCCATTTATCCATTATGGAATGTTCCAATACCAGGGAATTGAGCAGGTAAGCATTGTCTTTTAGGTAAACGAACACCTGCAAGATCTAAAGCACTTGCTAATTCAAATTCACAGACGTTTCTATTTTCTGCTGATTTCCTATCTACAAAATAAATTTCTTGTGGTAACTCATAAGAGTCATCAGGAACTCCGTGTGGATTAATTGTATTTTCCATTCTGAATGTACTACCGTCTTCACCTGTAATACCGTATTCATTTGAATCTTCTGTTACCAAGAAGCCATGAGAACCAAAGTTAACAGTATCAATAAAACGCTCCAAAGTTCTTATCCTGACTACCTTTGCTCCTGTTAAATCGTTACCAGCAGTTGTTTGATTGACTTGATTTAAAATAGATGTAATCGTTCCAAATAAATTGCTAACCCTTAAAGTTGGTCGAGGTAAAGTTCCTGTCTGTCCTGCTTTGTATTCAAATCCCTCTGCTTCTATTGGTAATCGTAAATAAGCTTGTCCTCCAAAAATAATATCGGCAGCATCGTTTGTGCTAGAACCATTATGGAAATAATGAATATCATTAGAACCATGCAATGTACTGTTCAAATGCAATTGAAATAATTCAATAATTGCAGTTGGATTGACTGCTTGTAATTGTGAAACAGGTACTGTCATTAAGGTTCAAATACCTCTTGAAATGTCGCTGTAATCGTGGCTCTATTCAGATAAGTAATTGTCTTTGTCCAGCTAGAACAAATCCATTTCCGTACAGTAGGATTATCTAAAGGAGTCCAATCAAAGCTTGCAGAATCATTAGCTCGTGCATCTAAAAACTCAGTAATTGTATCTGCATCTGTTTCAGATACTTTCCAAGTTAATCTCCAAACTTTAGGGTTTCGATTTTTTGACATACCTACTAACAGCCTCTGCTGATAACCATCCCCAAATTGAACGGTGGTTGTCATCGGAGAACTTTGCTGACTTGCTCCGTATGTCGGAGTGATCGCAGGAAATGTTGCCATTATCTAGTAGCTAAAAGCCCTCCAGGTCGTTTTTCTTTGATCAATTCAGCTTGGATCGCTGCCCCTAGCATACGTCCTAATTCAGCAGCTTGCCCTTCGTTACCTTCAACAGCCGATCCAGAAGCATCAACATTAACTACAATGTTTGCTCCAGATCCTCCTAGCTCATTGTTGGGAACAATATTACCGCTAGAACCTGGAACGAATAATTCTGGGCCTTTTTCTCCAACAATGTAAGGCGATCCTCCTGTTACTGGGCCACCTTTAGCTTTCCCAGGAAATAAGCCTGGTAAAAAATTATTTAAAACAGAACTAACACCTACCTGTAAAAGTTGTCTTGATAATTGTCTAAACACACTTGATGCTACTTCACCTAATGTTTTAGTTCCAGCTATTGCTGAATCAATAGCATTAACAATTCCATCTTGAATTGTTTGCCCTATTTGTTGATAAACAGCATTTAATTCTCTTTGTGCGTCTATCATGTTTAACTGTTTCCTGTATTGTTCTTCCGTTAAAGTAATACCATCTTTTTTCATGTTTCTGACTTTCTCTTCTATCTCAGCTTGACGTTCTCCTAAGATAAATATTTCTTCTAATTTTTGCCTTTGAGCTTCTAAATCAGCGACTTTATCTGCACCTTTTCCTAGTAAATTAGATGTTGAAATATTCTTTTGATCTTTTAAGAATTGTTCAATAATCATAGGTTTTAATTCTTTTTGAGTTGGGAATTTAAAACTTCCATCTTCATTCTGTTCTCTGAAGAACATATTTTTCTTCCAATTCTCTGCCGCACCAGCCCATGTATTTTGTTTGGCATACGCATCCCATAATTCTTGAAGTTCTGGACTTGCTGTTCCTGTTATAACTGCAAGATTAGCTTTCTGAAAAGCTGTACCTTTTGCCATTGACTCAGATAAGGCTTTTAAAATACCAGTACGGGTAATCAAATCAGCAATAGAAGATTGCATACGAAGCATTACTTTTTGCCATTCATTTCCTAAATCAGTAGCATCTTGTCCAAATTCTTTTATTTTTCCTAATCCTTCTTTACCAATAATTCTTTCGATTGCTTTTGTTGCTTCTGTCATCGCTGCACCTTCTCCTTTTATTGCTTTTAACATTTCCAAGTGTTTTCCATACGCAGTATTTGTTTCGCCTAACGAACTAATAACTGCATCAACATCTGGATTTAAAACATTAAAAGCTTTACCAAGCGTTGATATTTTTCCAACAAACTCATCCATTTGTTGCCCCAAGGCACTAAATAAAATTTGCGCTCCAAATCCTTGTCCTCCCATCATCGCTTGCGCTCCAGCTCCTAAAACACCACCACCGACAGATCCAACTCCTCCACCAAAAAGCAAAGGAAAACCAGCTCCTAACATTAAATTTTCACCTAACCTACCTCTTGCAGCCTTTCTGTTTGCTTGTCTACTTTCAAGAGCTTTTCTCCTTTCTTGCACTCGCAAAATTCTTTGTTCTATATCAAGATTTTCTCCGTTGATGTTTACGATTCTTTTATGATGTTGAGCTGAAGTCTTGAAAAGTTTGTTTTTTCTTGTCTCTATATCTAAAGTTTTATTTACTGCTTTTTCTTCAGCAGCATTAGTTTTAAGAGTCTCTTCCTTAAATCTTTGAAATTCCTTACTTGCTTCTAATTGTTCAGCTAAAGGTACTTGCCCTGCTCTAACTGCTAATTCATTTGCAATTTCCTTTTCTAAAAGTAAAGTTGCTCTTCTTATTCTGTTGTAATCTTTTGCTGAAGTATTTCTATTTATAAGTAATTTTTGTTGAAAATCAAGTTCTTTTTGTAGTGCTTGAATACGAGATGGCCCTTCTTTTGTAACACGTTTAGATTCTCTTCTCTCTCTCCCTCCCATTAATGCGTCTGCTATTTGTCCAGAAGCACTTCCGTCCGCTAAGAAACCAAAAGCATCTCTTCCTCTTAAACCTGCTCCACCTAAAGCTTCTGGCATAACCATTGCCATTGCAGATGCTAACTGAGGTAATTCCCTCGCAAGTCTTCCAAATAAAGAAAAAGCTCTTGTCATATTGCCTTCAATGCTCCAAATCACTTTTGAAGCTGCTGCTTCAAATTCAACAAAACCTCTAATTGCTTCCCCTACCCATGTAGTAGCGGTTAAGGCTTTAGAAAGAACACCAAAGCCAACTTGTACTCCTGTTAAAGCTCTAGCTGCTACTTGTCCATAGTTCAACCATGTTCTGATCTGATCTTTTAGCTTTTTATCTAATAAAGGAACAAATCGAAGCATTTGCTTGATACTTTCTAGCCCTAAATCACCAGCGACAAGTTGAGGAACTGATCCTCTTTTTCCACCTAAAACACCAAAAAGTTCACCTATGCCACGATTCAATATTCCTCCAACTGCCTTGCGTGTTCGACCAAGTGTTTTTTCTGCTTCTTTTAATATCTCTAAATTGTTTTTTTCTATATTTTTTCTACTATTTAATCTGTCATTAATACGATCTATTGCTTTTTCTATCTGAATGTATTCCTTAGAACTCATATCTAAGAAACTATTAATTGACTGAAGTTCTGATTTGTAAGCTGTTAAAGATGCAACAGTGTTAGATATTTGACTTTCCATCGCTAACATATCTTGCGCACCCTTAAACCCTGCCATGTCTCTATCCTTGCTTAACCCTGTCAATTGAAATAATTTTTCTTGTTGCCTAATCCTTTCCATCTGAGCTAAACGTAATTTTTGTTCAGCTTTTATCTGTGCAAATACAGCAGTTTGATATACAGCACTTGCTACTTTTGAATTTTGAGCAATTAAAGAGAAAGCAGCAGCTTGTCTTTTTAAACCAGCTTCATTTGCTGCAAGTGTTTTCGTTCCGTTAGCTACTTCTCTGACAAAATTTTGCAGTTGAGTAGCCGCTATGTTGTATTCATCACTTTTTCGCCTGTCAACACCAAAAGCACTTCCAGATTGAACTTTGACTTCTTTTAAAAGTTTATTTATTCTTTTTATCCCTAAAATACTTGCACTAACTTTTTTAGGATTAATTATTTCTTGCTTTTTAGTTTCAGCTAATGCTTTTCCTACCTTGCTTAAAGTTGCTGTTAAAGCTGTAAATTGTTTATTTATCTTGTTAACATTTTTATCAATAGAACCAAGAGATTTCCCTAATTTTCCGACAGCATCTTTTAACGCAGTATCTTTGACCTTAAACTCAATAGTTCTTAAATAACTTTGAGCCACTCCTCTTTTACCAGATAATATTCTTTATCTTACCTTGTTTGCGTTCTACTAGCACTACCTCGTTGAGCTACTTCTCTGTCTTTTTCTATTTCATCATTCTGAATCTTAAAGAAAGCCGCCCAACCAACCATCTCTTCTCTTGTCAATTCTCTTGTTAACTCCCTAACGGTCTTACCTAATTCCTTTGCCAACGAAAATAAAAAGATCCATTCTTTATTCGCTTTTCAAATCTTTTTCTGCTTCTGCCACCTCCTTATCCGATCCAGATTCAAGCATTGCCAATTGAATTTCTTGTAAAACAGCAGCTTCTACTTCTCTACGAAGAGTTGCTCTGTCTCCATCAGCAAAAAGTCTTTTACCTTTGTCATCTAAAGCTTTTTGAATCATTAAAGATAAAGCAAAATCAGAAGCATCGTCTGTGTTGCCAGATTTTTTCTGGATAGATTCTCTTTCAGCAATTGTTAATGGATGCCAAAAAACAGTAAGAACAACTTCACCATCTTTTTTGACATCATGTTGATATAGCTGGCTGACTCCAAATTTATTGGATAAGAGTTCAACGGCTCTCATAAAGATTCCTTACTTTAATAGGATAATAATACTATATTAGGCGATTGCCGAAAACTGACAAGTGATGACACCCAGGTAATGAGATT